CCTGAAAGAAACCAACAATGGAGAGATCAACAAGACTCAGATTTAGGTCCTAGAATGGCTGGACAGGAATGTGATTGTGATTTCTTGGCATCAGGTGATACAGTATTTGAACCAGATGATATGTTATTCTATGAAAAGACATATGAGAAAGAACCTTTAGAAAGAAGAGGAGTAGACGGTAACTTATGGGTATGGGAAGGAGTAGATTATACTAAATCGTATATGGTTGTAGCAGACGTAGCTAGAGGTGATTCTAGTGACTATTCTGCTTTTCATATCTTTGATGTAGAAACTTGTGTACAGGTAGCTGAATATAAAGGAAAGCTATCTCCTAAAGATTTCGGTAATGTACTTGTTGGAATAGCATCTGAGTATAATGATGCACTATTAGTAGTAGAAAATGCTAATATAGGCTGGGCTACAATAGAACAGGTGTTAGAAAGAGAGTATAAAAACTTATATTATAGCTCTACATCTAATATGGAATCAGTTGAATCTTATATGCACAAGTATGAAAGAGATAAGTTAGTACCCGGTTTTACTATGTCTATGAGAACTCGTCCATTAGTAATAGCTAAGATGATTGAGTATATTAGAGAGAAATCTGTAACTATACAATCTAAAAGACTATTAGGAGAAATGAGAGTATTTGTATGGAAGAACGGAAAACCTCAAGCTCAAGATAGATATAACGATGATTTACTTATATCTTGTGCTACTGCACTATATGTAAGAGATACTGCCTTAAAATTGAGACAACAAGGTATGGACTTAGCTAGAGCTCAATTATCTTCGTTTTCTAATTTAAATGCAAAAAACCAAGCAGTTATGAAAAGAGTTGGAAATCAGAAAGAAAATCCTTATCTTTTAAAGACACCGGGTGGACAAGAGGATATCACTTGGTTACTAAAATAGACTATTTATATATAAATTAAACGTTTAATGGCAGATACTTCATTATTTGGTAGACTTCGAAGATTATTTTCTACAGATGTAGTTGTAAGAAATATAGGTGGCAAAGAGCTAAAAATAGCTGATGTTAACCAAATACAGAGAACCGGAAGGTACCAAACAAATTCACTAGTAGATAGATTTAGTAGGTTATATATCTATAATAATAGAAATATATTTAATCCTAACCTAAACTATCAAACACTTAGAATCCAACTTTATTCAGACTATGAAGCAATGGATACAGACCCAATTATTGCATCCGCATTAGATATTATAGCTGATGAAGCTACAGTAAAAAACGATGTAAATGAAATACTACAGATAAAATCATCTGATGAAAATATTCAGAGAGTACTTTATAATCTATTTTATGACGTATTAAATATAGAATTTAATTTATGGTCATGGATTAGAAATATGTGTAAGTATGGAGATTTCTTCTTAAAATTAGAAATATCTGAAAAATTTGGAGTTTATAACGTACTTCCTTATACTGTATATCATATGGTAAGAAGAGAAGGAGAAGATCCTGAAAATCCTGCTAAGGTTATTTTTCAATTAGATCCTGACGGATTAGCAGCATCTCAAAATCCTAGTTACTTACCTAAAAGAAAATCTAATAAAAAAGTAGTTAATTTTGATAACTATGAAGTAGCTCACTTTAGATTAATATCCGATACTCAGTACTTACCCTATGGACGTTCTTACTTAGAACCAGCTAGAAAAATATTTAGACAAACTACTCTTATGGAAGATGCGATGTTAATTCATCGTATAATGAGAGCACCTGAAAAGAGAATGTTCTATATTAATGTAGGTAATGTTCCGCCAAATGAGGTAGAGCAGTTTATGCAAAAGACTATTAATCAGATGAAGAAAACTCCTTATGTAGGAGACGATGGTCAATATAACCTAAAGTTTAATCTTCAGAATATGATGGAAGATTTCTACCTACCTGTAAGAGGAGGAGATACTTCTACTAGAATTGAAACTACTAAAGGTTTAGAATATGACGGTAAAGCGGACGTAGAATACTTACAACAGAAGTTATTTGCTGCTCTTAAGATACCTAAAGCATACTTTGGTTATGAAGGAGACTTACAGGGTAAAGCTACATTAGCAGCAGAAGATATAAGGTTCGCTAGAACAGTAGAAAGGATACAAAGAATTATAGAATCTGAATTAACTAAAATAGCTTTAGTCCATTTATATTCTCAAGGATTTACTGGAGATAGTTTAACTAATTTTGAAATTAAGTTAACTACTCCTTCTATTATATTTGAACAAGAAAAAGTAGCTTTATTAAAAGAAAAAGTTGATTTAGCAAATCAAATGAAAGATACTAAATTATTCTCATCAGACTATATCTATGAAAAGATTTTCGATATGTCAGAAGATAATTATATGGAGATGAGAGATCTAGTTAGAGAAGATTCTAAACGTATCTTTAGATTAGCTCAAATAGAAGGAGAAGGAAACGATCCAGCTAAATCAGGAACTACTTACGGTACACCTCATGATCTTGCATCTATGTACGGTAGAAGGTCTACTTCTACTCCAAAAGGAGCAGGCCCTGGAGAAGTACCAGCAGGTTTCGAAGAACTACCTAAACACGGTGAACCTGGTCCTGAAGGAGGAAGACCTAGAGAGAAAATGTCTGTCTACGGTACTAACGATAATCCTATAGGAGGAAGAGATCCTTTAGGTCAGCATGGTATGAAAGGAGGCTATCCTTCCGACAACGAAAACGTTTTAGAAAATTCTACAGCACAAACAGTTTACTTGCAAAATGAAAAGGATCTTAAAGATATTGTTTTCAAAAAAGATAACAAGAATGATTCAAAGTTATTGAGCGAAGATAATATTAAAGATTTAGGTAACTAATACATATTTATAATAGTAAACGTATATAATGAAGATAAAGCACTCAAAGTATCGTAATACTGGACTTATATTTGAACTGCTAATAAAGCAGATCGCAGCTGATACTTTAGATAATAAAGAATCTAACGCTATAGCTATCTTAAAAGAGTACTTTGCGGGTAGAACAACTTTAGCTAAAGAGTATAAATTATACGAATTTATTTTAAGAAATAAAAAAGTAACTCAAAGTAAAGCTGAAACTATAATTTCAACTATTACAGAAGTTTCTAGGAAACTTAATCAAAAATTATTAAAAAAGCAGAAGTATAATTTAATTTCTGCTATAAAAGAGCACTATAAACTAGAAGAGTTTTTTGGTATGGAAGTTAGAGATTATAAACCTCTTGCTTCATTATACTGTTTATTAGAAGCTCAAAATAATTCTAACATGGTAGATCCTAATTTTTTAGTATCTAACAAATGTACACTATTAGAACATTTAACCTCTAAAGATCAAAACTCAGATCAAGTTAAAGACAGTCTTATAGAAGAATATAGTAAGTATGATAAAGATTTAAAAATGCTTACGTTTAAGATATTATTAGAAAAGTTTAATGATAACTATAAAAACCTTCTAGCTCCTCAAAAAAGGATACTAAAAGAATTTATAACATCAGTAAACTCAAACAGAAGATTATATAATTTAGTTAATAACGAATTAGATAATATTATAAAAGAAGTTACTAATTTAGCTAGCAGTGTAAAAGATGATATTGTTAAAATAAAATTAGATGAAGTAATTAAAGGTATAAAACCTTTAAAAAAGACTGATAAAGTAAGCGATACTCATCTAGTAAATTTAATGCAATATTACGATTTAGTTAATGAGTTAAAGAACTTATGACAAGAACACAGTTAATTAAGTTAGTAAAAGAAGTATTATCAGAAGCTAATACTACAAGCGGTGGAGCTTCTTTTGCAGCAGGTGCTGGAGAGAACTACAAAACTAAGTATGCTTTTGGAAACGCTAATAGAGCTAGTAAAATCTCTAAAAAGCATGGTTATAAGAAGGCTAGCCGTCCTAAACGGCCATCACATACTAAAGCATTTGACTATTTATAAACATGAGACTAGTAACCGCAACAGAAAAATATAGAGCCGTCAACGAAGGGACGATGGCTAAAAAGGAATTCGTGAGACAGATGAGACAGGAATTTCCACAATATATATCCCAATTCAATGGATTTAAAGACTCAGTATCTATATTGAAAAATAAAGGACTTATCTTTGAAACTAAACCAACAGGTACTGAAATATACGATGAAAGACCGGCTGCAAACATAGATTTGACTAGATTAGAAAGAGGTATATTTTATGAATTACAAGCTGCAGGTTTAAAACCTCCTTTCGATGAAAGAAATGTAACTACAGACGAGTACTTAAAAGCAGCTAAAAAAGCAAAAGATAATTTAATTAAACATACTAATTACTATATTGATATAGTAGCAGGAGAATCAACTAACGTTGATAAACATGATAGAGAAGTACCTGTAAAAAGAGGTGAACTTAAAAAAGACCTATTTAACGACTTAAAAAAAGCTGATTTAAAAGAAGCTAAAAAAATGTTAAAAGAAGGTAGGTTAGAAGATTTAGCTGAAACTTTAGGTATTACTCTTGAAAAACTACAATCAGCGGTTAGTAGTATTAGAGAGATAGAAGATGAAGTAGTTGGTGAAGTAGAAGATGAAGTAGGAGAAGTAATGGGTATAGATAGAAAAGGTAATATAAAACCTGATACAGGTGTTGGAGATGCAACTAAGTATAAGGCAGCTGCTAAATCCTTAAAAGAGAATATTGCTTCTGCTATAGGAGCTATACATGATAAGTACGGAGAAATACCTGGTATTAATATGCTAATCAAAGAATTTATTAAAACTCATTATCAAGACATAATGGACGGAGCAGATCCTATAGAAGAGTTTGACGAATTTGTTAGCGTTAACTATCCTGGTCCTAGCGATATGATGGGAGCAGATGGATTAGCTGAAGCAGAAGGAGATGATCACCACTACGTTAAAGTACCTAGAGCTCAGTTTAAAAAAGCAGAAGCTATCATAGCTAAAAATATAGATGGTAATAAAGTAAAAATGGACTTTGTTGATAATGATGGAGGAGGTAATGCTATTATTTACTTTATGTTTGATGATGGAGATATAGCTTCAGGAGAAGCTAATGTATTTACCTACGATGCAGTAAAAGATTTAGAAGCATACGATATTAATGTAGTAGATCATAGCGCTGAAATGGATGAAGGTGAAGTAATTCACCACGATTGTGCAAATCATGTATTACATGAAAAGTATGGACATGGTATATGTTTAGAAGGACAACATACTTTATTAGAAGATGGTACAGTAACTCATTACGATGTATTCTTCAAAGAAGGTAGTAAGACAGTAAAAAGTATTCCTTTAAATGAATTAGAAGTAATTAACTCTTCTCATCATGGACATAAAAGAAGAAAGAATGAAG